AATCTTGCTTGCATTTTTGGATCAACTTTTGATTTTGGCATATTTATCTCCTAACTAATTGTTGTAAATTTACGCCTATTAGACATAACTTTACCACAACCTCTAGCTATCTTGCCACCATTCTTTTTTTGTGCACGACCACCATCAACAAAATAACCCATTTTATTACGCACTTCTTTAGGTAATTTCGGCAAACCTTTGTTGCCTGGCGGTATTGGTTTTAGTTTTTTAGTCACCTTATTTCCTCCTTTTAATGAAACTCTAGCTTTTTTAGTATTAGGTACAACAGTTTTACCTTTTCTGCCTGCTGCTTTTTTCTTTCTTGCAGTTTTTGCTCTTTCTGCTTTACTTAAACTTTGTGCTTTTGCTTTTGGCAAACAACGATCTGGATTTTTTTTGTCTTTACTGGTGCCACAAGGTCCTTTAATAGATCCATCTGTTCCTATACGAACCCAGTTTTGTTTTCTCCACTCAGCTAATTGGCCCATTATCTAAGTCTCTCTTTCATGACTATACCCTGTCCTCTAATTGGACCACCAAATCTTTTACCTTTTCTTTTACCGCCTTTAGCTTTTTTTGCATAATTGGGATCTTTACAATACTTTGATGCAGCCATATTTGCGTAAGCTGAAGGATATGTATCAAAGGTTCTTTTTGCCCAAGCTATACCTTCTGGACATATTTTGCCACCGCTTTTTGATTTTTTACTTTTATTTTTTTTAGCCATAATTTAAACCGTCCAAATGATAGTTTAGCGTAAGCTCCTCGCCAACACTAATTTTTTTTGATGTAATTACGTTGTATACTCTGTAGTCGTCCCAGTCTAATTCTTCGCTTAGATAACAATTAGAATCCTCTGAGTGATTTAAAAAACCGCCTATAGATGTTCTTATGTAACCTTGAATTATAGGAACTTTAATATGTGACATACCTATATCAAAGTCTTTATTAATATTTTGTATTGCAAACAAACCAAATCCTTCTATAGGGCTTTTTTGAACTTCTATACAGTCTGGTAAAGGTTTGTAATAAAATTTATTATAAACAGGATACATTATTTAATTCTTCCAAACTTTCTTCTAATAGAATCTTTACCTCTTCTAAATATTTCAGCTTGTTTAGGTTTACCCCCATATTTAGATCTTTGTTCGCCTACGGTAAGTATTTGTATTAATCTTGCAAATGGTTTTCTTGTGCGCTTTACCTTTGCTACTGTATCTCTAGCATCTTGTACAGTTGCATACTTAATTGATACGGTATCTTTAGGATTTTCATCTGTATACAGCCTTCTACCACTACCTTTTGGTTTTTTACCTGTGCCTACTTTGGGATCACGTTTTTTTGCCATTTAACAATCCCAGTCTCTTCTAGCCCAATAATTAGCCTTCATACGGTCATTACCAAGCTTTTCACTTCTTTTACAATATGATCTTTTACGTTTTGGATCGTTTTTGTGCATGCCTAATTTGGCATCACCAAACGCAATACGTTTGACTTTTCCTGTTGAGGGATTTTTTACAAAAACTTCTTTTCGTTTTGTACCATAACCAGGGCTACCTTTACGGATAGCCCTAGGTCTATTAAGAGTTACGGTTTTGCCTTTGTACTGTGCCATTCATTAATAATTCTTATTTAAAACAAGAATAATTGAATAAGCATCGCCACTTGAGTGTCCAACAGTTGTAAAGTCAATATCACCAGTTACACCTGATCCTGCGTTGTTTGGAATACCGCTAAATCTATCGTCATAGTATTCATCACCTGTGCTGTCTGCTGGTAATGGTATAGCTAAAACGTTAGTTGATGCGTCAAATTCAATATCTACTCCCATACCTCTAGTTGCCCAGTAAATACGCGCTATAGATACGCTTGTGCAAGATACGCCTAAATCATTAGGCTGTAGTGCAGAGACATCAACTTTTTTTACAGAAGATTCTCCTGTACCGTCAGATTCATTAGTAAACTTAAGAATCGCTACCCTATCAGTATCCTGTATAGTTTGCGAAGTTACTGTATCTGCCATTGTTTACTCCTATCTTTCTACTGCTGCTACAACGTAGTCAATAGTCATAGTTTGTGCCGAAGCTTCACCATTTTGAATACCAAATGATACAGTTAATTCTTCATCATCAGGTAGGTTAGTTATTGCAACACCAACTGGGGCAGCATTGTTTATGGAATAAAATACTTTGGAAGCATCTGGATCAATAAACCATGTTGTTGTGATAAAAGTATCATCTGCCATAGTTGCTACATCTTCTGTAGTAGTAGCAGTATTATCTTTCTCAACTAAGAAATCTAAACCTGCGTCACCGTCTGCAGAAATAAAGAAAACACCGTCTGTAGTATCAAGAGGTGTTGTATCTGTAATACCTAAACCCATAACAAAGTCAGATTGGTCTACGTCATTTACTTTGAATCTGGCAGAAAAATATGCTTTCTTACTTGTGCTTAATTTAAAACCTTCACCTTTTAATTGTAAAAAGTCTAAATCGTTATCTCCTGCAGCATTAGTGAGCAATAAAGCTCCTCCTGCTGATGAAGTTACAGCTTCAGATGCACTACCAGTACCAGCCTCAGTAGTTGTTATAGTCCAATCACCAGAGTTATATGTAAAAAAATCATTATGATACATATAAAATGTTTGATCTGATGGATATGGTGCGAACATGGGTTGGTTTTTCTTATGCTCAGTTGCAACAGTATTACCTGCCCATAAAATTAAGTTTTGAAAATGTGGATTAGCCATTATGAACTCCTTTACTTGTATTAATGGAAATCGAAATCGACCCTCATTAAGCTAATTAATTTAAAACTAACTTGAGTGTACACCTAGAAATCAAAGATATCAACAAAAAAAAAGGGAGCCGAAGCTCCCTAAAAATTGTAGTTGAGTTAGAAACGCTACAATAAATCGTTCCTTAAGCTCCTTGAGAACCGTAAACGGCTCTAAAGTTTGAATATCCGAAGCTGTAACGCTCTCTAGCTTTGTATCTCATATTTCCAGTGTCAAAGTCACCTTCTAGTGATGTTTGCATTGGAGATCTTTCAAAATACTTAAACCCGTCTGGGCAGTCAGTTTTGATGAAATACGCATCTGTATCTGTTAG